CTACGTTGCCTGCGGCTGAATTGAATGCTCTGGTGGGCGGTACGCGCCAAAGGAAACTGCTGTAGATGTGAACTATATTCTTAGCATGGTTATCCAGTGGGGTGAGGTCTAACCTACGGTCGTAGTCATCACTGGTTTCGGATATGTAGCGCGTCAGATATGCGCCATTAAAATAATCTTCTCCACCCAAATAGCTGCGAGCATAAAACTCCCAGCGGCTTTCGTATTTGTCGTAATCGGGGTGCGTTGTGTCTGCGTTCAATCTCATCAAGTCCACCTAGTGGGTTGTGGTGTGTCGTATTCTGTGCGAACAGGGAAAAGGTATTCCACAAGATAACCAAGGGCATCATTCATATGGTCAAAGCCATCGTCCTTGTTAGGAACACTTGTGCCTTCTTTGTATGTCTGCCGCTCCAGAGACTTAATAGTCTGTTTACATTTGGGGCTGACAAACAAATGCCGCTCACCATCACCCGACAGCAAACGACTATTTACAGCGTTGATTCTATCCCTGACCAATGCATGTGAGTTCTTCGCCTTAACGCTGAATCCTGCGTTTTGTAGGATCGACAAATCTGTGCGACCACCAGCACTTGTTTTGCGCTGTCTTGATGCTGGGTCAGGGTAGATAATAATATTACGATTACCGTATCTATCTTTTATCTCCGCAACCATTTCATCGGTATTTGATCCGTACATGACAATCTCGTCTATAGCGTACAGCTTCCCGCCTTTTCGTAAGCATATAACGGCTGACATGGGATCAAGGTTGAAGTCCATACCTATGTGGAGTGTACCATTATCATCCCCTATATCCAATACAGACTCTTCGCGGTTAAACCCATAGTAAATCAGCCCTTGATAGGTAACAAACTCAGCTTCATATTCTTGCTTAAATGTGCGCTCATCTAAGTCAGCCCTTGCAGCCTCTATTTCTTCTGCGGGTACGTTCTCTCCTTGTATAGTCGTGTATTGAAAGCTAGACCAACTGCCAGCCCCATCAATTCCTTTTGCCCACAAATCGTAAAAGTGATTCCTTCCTTTTGGTGTCCCAATAAATACGGCACTGCCCTGACGGTCACTCAAACTTGGCCTGATTACCTCGTACCATGCCTCTGGCCTCATATCTGCAAATTCATCTAGCACACAGAAATCTAAAGCTCTGCCTCTAAGGTTGTTTGGTTTCTCTGCGCCTTTTAAGGATATAACAGACCCGTTAATAAGCCGTAACGTCAAACTGCTTTCATTGGTTTTATAAACGTATTCAGGCGGGATAGTGTGTATTAGCATATCCCACGCGATCTCTTTAGCAGACCCGTAAGTAGGAGCAACATACCAACAGTTCTTATTTACCCCTGTAACGGCTTCTTTTAGGATCATATTAACGGACAGGAAAGTCTTGCCGAACCTGCGCCCAGCAACCACGGTTTTAAAGCGCGAATGGTTTAAGAGTATTTCACTCTGTGGGAGCGTTAGTTGCACGACTGTCCACTATGATGTTGAAGGCAGGTATCTCTTGCGGTGGCGGCTCTGCTTCTCGCCATCCAGCCTGCGTTTTAAGATAGAAGATGTTGGCCGCTACGTTACCTTTCTTGGCTAATTGTATGAGGTTAGAACCCATACTAGCGCATTGTTTAACCCTTCCTTTTTTATAGGCGTCAGAAACTTCAGGCTGTCTTTCTTCAATAGCCCGCAGGGTTGTTTCGGAAATGCTAAAGTAATCAGCGATCTGGCCTTTAGTAAGTACAGCCGCTAATGCCTCAAGTTGGGTGATCTGCTCTGGCGTAAACTCAATTATCGGTCTACCCCCACCATCACCTTGATTGCCGTTTTTCATGCTATTCCTTTGGAAAACTTCTTAAAGGGTAAAATACAAGTGTATTTCTATATCCCCCTTTGTGGGTAGGGATTATGGGGGTCACGCCATGCACGTTACGCCATGCGGGGTAATAAAGCATTGAATTATCTTTACTGTCTACGGTTGCACCATAATCGGGGATCGTAGTGCAGCCACCTGTGCTGTTTTGGCGCTTCGCTATGATTACATTCGCGCAACCTTTTAAATTTCCGTTATCCCTGTGAAAATTTGCAGCTATATTGAAATTAGAAATGCTACTTGTGAACAGTTCTCCAAACCTCCATTCTTTAGCGATATTGTCAGCAATAAGCTGTTTCTGCTCTTCGTATAACTCGGGGGTTAATTGCTTTATTATATTTTCGCTTTCTTTTACCAGCATTAACATTGCTTTAACAAATGTTTTAGCTTTCGGAGAATTATGAACGCTACTTCGAGTTGGGTATGGTCTCCTCATGTGTGGCTTAGGAGGTATAGAGCCTAGAATGGTAGAGTATTGCTCTACTTGCTTATCTTTATCTCCATCAATAAACCCACTTGAGCGTTTCATGACGCTTTTAGGAACTCGCTTACTTCTTAACTCAGCGTCTGCTATATCAGCCAATTGTGCTGCTTTAGGGCTGTATTGAGATATATCTCTTAGGTAAAACCCAATCGGCTTGCCGTCAATAGTGAAGATGGTATCTTCTACCACATTAGGCTCAATAAAGGGGCAAGTGTCTCCAACCTTTATAATGTGATCTACCTCTACCAGCTCTAAAGTTTTCATAGCTTTGCCTTTTCTTTTTTCAGCAAATCAATAATGATGCCACCAACATAAGCGCCTTCTGCGCGCCAGAACTTTATAACCTCTTGCGCTTCTTCATAATCATGCAGATCAAACTCAATTTGAATGGCTCTCCTTACCCCGTTAGTCATATCGCTCAATTCGCCCTCTACGTCTTCCTCGTCTAGTATGCTATAGCTAACCTCATCTTCAAACTCGGGCAGTACGTCCCATCCTAGCAAATTAAGATCAAAGTCAGAATCGGCTAAATTTTCAAGCTCTATCTTCAGTAAATCATCATTCCAACTGGAGTTAAGACCTAGCTTGTTATCCGCTATAACGTAAGCCTTCCTCTGCGCCTCTGTAAGACCTTCTAGCGTAATGGTAGGCACTTCATCTAATCCTAGCTTTTGTGCCGCCAGAAGCCTTCCATGACCTGCTATGATGCCGCTATCTTCATCTATCAAGATAGGGTTAGTAAAACCGAACTCCTTAATGCTTGATGCTACCTGCTGCACCTGTTGTTCGCTGTGGGTTCGGGAGTTGTTGATATACGGTATTAAGTCCCCTGACTTCCTATAGTTTATTTCTAGCATTAGACCTCAGTGCCGAATACTTCATCGGCAGTTAATGTGATTTCTTGGATTTGATCTTGCTTGATTTCAGTTATGTCTTCCACTGCTTCTGAAACTGATATACACCAGTCGGCCAGTGCATCGCGAATTTGATTTCTTTGCACGTCAGTTTCAATTAAGGAATCGATAATAGCGTCAAACTGGAAGAGGTGATCTTCTAGCTCAAAGAATAAACATTCATCTATTCGTGCAGTTACTTGTAATGAGTCCATAAAGCACCCCGAACTGTAGTTGGTTAGGGCATTGTAGCGGGTTTTTATCGGAAATGTAAACTATTGCAGGTCATCTACAGCGACTAGGGAAAGGGAAACTAAAGTAAAGGCTATCATGTAAAGTATCACGGGCGGCTCCTGATTGATTAGGAACGCATTATAGGTGCTATCAGTTATGATTTGAAATGATGCTTTAGCATGCAATGTATATCATAAATGGTATGTTCACTGTAGTTACCATTTTCAACACTATTGGTCGCTGTAGTGACCATTTTACAAAATTTTTAGGGTAGTCCGTTTCAGCTCCCCAGTGGACTAGTCTGGGTCAAAAGGTACAAAGTGACCTTGGCCTAATCCGTTGCAGCACACCAGTGGATAAGGCTGGCAGGAGGAAGGCTTTCGCCCTTGGCTAATAGATAAATAATTCGTAGGCTATAAAGCCAAACAGAGCGATTATCATTACCCCCAAGTGTAATCTATAAACTACAACAGGCTTAGTTAAATACTCTTTCACCGATTCTATCTTTGCATTTTTCTGCGCCTTCTTGATGGCTTTGTCGGCACTTTTATGCGCGTCATCAATAAAATCTTTTAAACTGTTCATTTCTTATCCTCTTTTTTACTCTGTTCATAGCGTTC